CAGAAGTCAGGCAAGACAGCCCCATGCGGGGCGACTGGCAAGGAGGTCACAATGGCGAAGGCAACACTCCGGGAGATCAAGGCAACACTGGAGAGCATCGCTGACGGCGTGCTTTTGAATCCAGCCAGCGAAGACGCAGCCTTCTGGGCTGAGCGCATCAAGGAGATCGTCCCAACGCTGGAGACTTTCCGCAGCGTCAAGATTGAAGCCAGCGTCACCGCGTCTGCCTTCGAGAAGATGGGCGACACGTTCACCGCTGAGCTGCTTGAAGACGCGATTGCGACGGTGCGCTGATGAGCGCCTTCTTCAATCTCTGCCCAGTATCGGCGCCCCACGGGTATCTGCGCGTGGTGAAGAACGAGCAGGGGGGCCTCATCGCCATCTGCCCCAAGTGCTACGTCCCAGTGAAGGGGCGCAAGAATCTTCTGGAGGTGAAGTGATGAACTCAGTCAAGGACTTTCTCGGGTACGTCATCTTCGTGGCGTGCATCTACATCGTGCTAGTCGTTGGGGGTGCATCGTGAGACTGAACCGCGCACGTGATCCGAAGACGATCACCAGCTTCTACAAGCCGAAGGAGCGCATCGAAGCGCGCAAGCGCAGCGACGTCACCATCATCTTGTGCATCGCCGTCATCATCGTGGTGGCGCTGGTGAGGGGGCTCTGATGATCGCTGACCTATGCAAGCCGGGGGACATCAGCGGGATCGGCAAGCACCGTCCCTGCGTTCGGGTGCTCATGTGTGGCAAGTGCGAGCGTCCATTGGTGCCGAACGCGCCAGTGTGTGGCGAGTGCTCCTACTGCGTCCGACTCGAAGAGCGCCGTCAGCGCAAGCCGCGCAAGACGGCAACGGGGCGCTGGTAATGCCGCTCTACGTCTTCTTCTGCATGACGTGCTGCATCACTGAGGAGCGACTGCAGACGGGCTTCCAGCCCGTAGTGCCGCGCTGCGACGGATGCGGGGCATGGATGCAGCTGGAGATCAGCCCGAGCAGCGTTCAGTTCAAGGGCGAAGGGTGGGCCAAGCAAGACAGAAAGAAGGAGGGAAAGCAATGAGCAAGAAGCACGAGTTCGTCAAGGCACCGCAGCGCAGCCCTGAGTGGCTGGAGTTGCGACGGCAGGGGCTTGGAGCCTCAGACATGGCGGCAGTCATGGGCGTGAGCCCGTACAAGACGCCCTACCAGCTCTGGGCTGAGAAGACTGGCGCGACGCCAGAGCAGAAGGTCGGAGCCGCTGCCAACCGTGGCGTCATCCTTGAGGATGCCGTGGCGCAGTACTACGAGCAGGAGCGTGGCGTGAAGTTGCGCAAGTCGAACGGCATCGTCCGACTGAAGGCGCAGCCCCGGATCATGGCGTCGCTGGATCGCACCATCGTCGGCGAGCCGAAGGGCATCGTTGAGATCAAGACGTCAGCCAGCCCACGCTGGAGCATGTGGCCCGTGCCGCCTGAGGTTCAGGTGCAAGTACAGACCCAGCTCGGAATCACGGGCAGCGAGTGGTGCGACGTCGTCGCCCTGCTCGGCGGGCTGGTGTTCAAGATTGAGCGCGTGCAGTTTGACCCCGTGCTCTGGGATGAGATTCAGCGCGCGGCGCTGCTCTTCTTGGCAGCCGTGGACTCTAAGACGCCGCCGCAGTTGGAAGCACTAGACGCTCAAGCCTTCGCCATCGCCACGCCGCAGGGCTCGCAGGAGTTCGTGGAAGCGACGCCTGACTTGGAGCGCGTCTACGCCCAACTCCGTGAGGTGAACACTGAGCTCCACTTCTTGGAGCAGAAGAAGGGCTCGCTCGAGATCATCATCAAGGAGGCGATCGGCGAGAAGGCGGGGCTGGCTGGCAACGGCTGGACGGTGTACTGGAAGCAGGCACGCCCGTCCGAAGTCACGGACTGGAAGATGGTGGCGCAGGCATCAGGTGCCCTGCAGTCCGTCATCACCACCTACACGGACGTGAAGCCCGGCTCGCGCCGCTTCATCATCAACGACGGAGGGCTCCATGACTGAGCAGACGATCATCCTTGACCCGTATGAGTGGGCGCACGCTAAGCAGGTCGGCACGGCGCGTGACGAATCCAGCAAGGCGAAGGGGCAGCAGGGGCGAGCAGGTCAGTCACCTGACCGCAGCTTGCAGAATCACATTGACGGCGCAGCTGCTGAACTGGCAGTATGCATCGCTCTCGGGCTGCCGTGGTCGGCAAACATCGACACCTATCTGAACGAGCCCGACGTGGAGGTGCCATGGCTCGGCGGAGTTGAGGTGAAGTGGACGTCGGGCATTGGGCTCATCGTCCGAAACGAAGGGCGTCACGAGACGCACGTGCTGGTGACTGGCAACGGGCCAGTCAAGCGCATCGTGGGTTGGCTTGACGTCGCAGGGTTGGAAGCACTCAAGGCAAGTCCGAAGACTGACTTCGGCAACGGTCGGGCGCCGCAGTGGCTCAAGCCGATTGAAGAGTTGAACGACTGGGGACTCTTCCCCAAGAAGGAGGCAGCATGAACAAGCACTCGGAGATTCTCGCCGCGCTATCGGCACCCTTCCCGCCTGAGGTCATCCGTCACCGCGTAGGTGCCGGGGGCAAGGACTTGACATGGGTGGATGCCCGCACCGTCGCAGCTCGACTGGATGAGGTGCTCGGCGTCAACGGCTGGGACTTCGCCGTTGAGCCAGTCGGCGACACGAACACGGTCGTCGGAATCCTGACCTGCCGCTTCCCTGACGGCACGGTTGCCCGTCGCCAAGACTTTGGCTATGAGACTGGCGGCTCGGGCGAGTCGCTGAAAGAAGCCGCGTCAGACGCTCTCAGGCGCTGCGCGTCACTCTTCGGGGTGGCTAGGTACCTTTACGGCGGCGAGAAGCCCGCAGCGGGGCGCGTTGCCATGCCTGCGTTGAAGCCCGTGAGCCTGCCTCAGACTCCCGCGCCAGCCCAGCAGGGGCATGACACAGTGGTGCTGAAGGCAGCCATGGCAATGTTCGGCGCTGACAACTGCCCCGACCATGGGCAGCCGTGGACGAAGAAGCCCGGCGGCGTATCCAAGGCGAGCGGCAAGCCCTACGCGCCCTTCTGGGCGTGCTCTGGGCGCACTGACGGGGCCTTCTGCAAGAAGAAGCCGAGCATCGACTTCATCAACTCGCAGGCTGCGCCAATCGGCGAGCCAGTGCGCGCTGAAGAAGACCTCAGTGACTTGCCCTTCTAGGTCATCACATGGGGGCGGGCTCTGGACGGCTCGCCCCCGCCAGCACTGGAGGACGTCATGGGACTTTGGATCAAGTGGGACGTATTGAGCGAGAAGGATGACGTGATCGCTGAACTCAGCGACACCGCCTTCAGGGCGTTCATCAACACCATCGGCGAAGCCAAGCAGCTGCGCAACGGTGGACGGTTCAAGAGTGAGAAGCACCTGCGCCAATGCATCGGGCCCCGGCTCGGGCGAGCCATCCCAGCATTGTTGAAAAGTGGGCTGCTGATGCTAGATGGAGACGGTGCCATGCACGTCTCGAACTACTCTCGCTATCAGGTGGACGGCACGTCGACCGTGCGCCAAAAAAACTGGAGAGAGCGCGCACGCTCAGAATCGGGGGGGATAACGGAAACGAGACACGCTAGAGAAGAGCATGAGAAGAGAGAGAGAGAGAAACCCCCTACCCCCTTACAGGCGGGAGAAATCTTGAGGAGGATTGTCGGATGAGGAGCGTGGCGTTCATTGGCAAGGCAGGCACTGGCAAGACGACCTTGAGCCAGATGCTCTCAGAGCATCACGGCTTTGAGGTCACCAGCATCGCAGCGCCGATTCGTGAGATCGCCGTCATGGCGTATGGCAAGTTCGATAAGAGCATGCGATACCCCCAGCAGACGCTGGGACTCTCTCGGCTTCTGACTGGGCGTGAGCTGATGCAGGAGATCGGGGCTGCTCTCCGTGAGATGGACTCGCTCTTCTGGATGCGCGTGTGGCTTCTTCGGACGAAGCGTGGCGCTGATGACGGCACCCTTGACCCGATCACGTTCGTGGTGGACGACGTCAGGCTAGACGCTGAGCGGGCCTTCATCCGCGCGTGGTACCCCGACACGCTCTTCGTGCGGCTGGTGCGTCCCCCGGTGGGCGACCTGCAGCCTTGGCAGCATGACGTGACGGAGCGACAGGCTGGCGACATGGAGGCTGAGTTAGTTCTTGACACGGAAGCCCTCAGTCCGTCAGAGTGCATCGCAGCCGTTCTTGAGGCGGCACACATGGAGGTGCAGGCATGAGCGAACTGAGCGAACTTGAAACCATGGCGGAGATGGTTGGCTTCCGCTACGCCAACTGCAGCATCGACACGGAGACCCGCAAGGTCACCCTGCAGTGCGAAGACCATGACGGTCAGACGTTGACCGTTGAAGCCGACACCCTCAGCAACGCAATGAGCGCCATGATGGTCAAGCTGGGCGCGATGCTCCAGCGGGATGGGCAGACATGGCAGGAGTAAAGGCGAAGCGCGGCGGGCCATCGTTGCCCCCACGCTGGACGGACACTGACTGCACTGAGTGCGGCAAGGTCATCGCCGTGGCTGATCCGAAGAAGCCAGTCTTCCCAGCGAGCCGGGTGAAGGTCATCACCTTCAACGGCGCCAAGGGCAACGTGCGCCTGCACTGGCGTCACAAAGGCTGCGTCAAGTGATCGACTCACTGATCGTCTGCCTGATGGTGGTGCACACACTCATTGCTCTCGCCATGGGTTGGATTGGCGTCACAAATCACCGCGCCAGCTCAGGCATCGTCATCGCATGGTTCACGATCAGCCTGCTGACGATCGTCGGGTTGGGGCAGGCGCTACGATGAGCCGCATGAGTGACCTAGACATCGACTTGAAGAACGCAGGACGCAGCCGCATGGGGAAAAACAACCGCCAGCGTGGCAACAGTCTGGAGCGTCGGCTGGCTGCTGAGTTGACTGAAGCAGGGCTGGCTGGTGAGCGGGTGGGGCAGTACGGCGGGAAGACTGACGTGCGTGCACTGGGGCTTGTTATCAGCGCCAAGAAGGGCGGAGCGTTTAGTGAGCGATTCGATAAGTGGCTGAACGAACTCACGCCGAAGGCTGACGAAGTCGCCGCGCTGGTGGTAGAAGACGCCCCCGGCTCAGGCATCAAGGCCCGTCGCATGGTCGTCATCCACTGGGAGACACTGGTGCAGCTGCTACAGCAGCGGGAGGAGAAAGCATGAAGGTCGCACTTGCACTGGCGCTGGTATTCGCGCCGCTCACGAATCCGCAACCACTTGGCGAGCCGCCGATCAACTACGCCATGGGCGTGCTGGCTGATCAGCCTGCCGTGCCTGCGGGGTACTTCGTCGGCACTGCGACGTGGTATGACGCCGCGCGTGGGAGTCACTCGAGCTGGTACACCAGAGCAGGGATCACCCTATACGGCGCGATCGGCGCTGACGTCCGAGCCTACAAGCAGCACCGCTGGCGCACGAGTTGGGACGTCAGGATCACCAGCCTGCGCACTGGCAAGAGCGTCATCGTGCAGGTCGTTGACATCTGCACCTGCTACGGCATCCGCAGTGACCCACACGATCAGCGACTGATCGACCTATCCCCTCAGACATGGGCAGCCCTTGGCGTGCCGCTCTGGCGTGGCGTGACCCCGATCACCTTGGAGGTGCTGCCATGAGCAAGAGCCTACGCCCCGACGTCATCAACAAGCGCGTGCTGGAGTCTTACCCCGGGAGCACGTCCGTCGTCGCCAGCGAGAAGGTCGCCGCCCACATGCGAGACTGCGGCGTCAAGATCACTGGGCGCACCATCCGATCCTACGCCAAGGCTGAGCGCCGACCGTCGGAGAAGTTCTGCGCCATCTTCGCGCAGGCATACGGGCCCTTTGAGCAGGATGACTGGATCGAGCGGGAGGAGTTGCCCAAGCCGTACATGAGCCGCAAGCGTCCCGAGATGACTGCAGCTGAGAAAGAGTCACGCCGCCTGCAGATGCTCGTGGCACGATTCTGCAACTGGTGCGTGGGTGGTGACATGGGCAGCAGTGAAGTGTTGCGCTGCCCTGATGCAACCTGCGTGCTACGTCCAGCGTCGCCGCTGCCACTTGCAAGCAACGCAGCCACGAAGCGTGTGGCTTCGCCTGATAGGTGGGACTGATGCCATACAATCGCCGCACGCCGTCACCTAGTGGCGGCCCCCTCCCCGGCGCTGCATCCTCCCAGCGTCGGGGAGCTACTCCCACCCTGCGTGAGCAGGTGACTGCATACCTGAACGCCAACCGTGACGTCATGCACCTGAAGCAGTGGACGCTCAAGGTGAGTGCCGACATCCCAGCAGATGACTCATGGGCTGACGTCGAAGTCAGTGACAATCTCTGGGAAGCCAGCGTTCGACTGAGCGGGGACTTCTTCAAGGAGACGCCCGAGAGCCAGCGCCGCATCCTTGCCCACGAACTGATGCACGTCCACAATGCTTCACTGGAGCGACTGATCGGGACGCTGAGCGGGGTGCTCGGCT